CTCGCCGGTGATCGAGACGATGTGCTCATACACGCCGTCCACCTTCACGTCCATCGGGACATCCTTCGGCTCGCGGACGGTATCCAGGTAGCCGCGGTCCAGGAGGTATTGGTAGTCCCGGTGCTCGGTGTAAGTCAGGTTGCCGTCGCCCATCTTGATGTTGATTTGCTGCGGCCCGAAGGTCACAACGGCGTCGTCGGCATAGGTGCCGGGACCAAGCGGCGGTGAGAAGGTGATGGCGGTCGTGACATCCGCCCCGGGCACGACGCCCACGACGGAACTGGCCACGACGACGGTGCCCCCGGCAGGGCCCGGCGCTGCCGTCATCAAGGGCTGCGGCGAACCGGCCAGGGTGCCGATGAACGTCACCGTGTACGGGCCGCCCGCAGCGCCGCTCACGCTGAAAGCGGCGTTGAAAACGGCATCCAGCGCGGCCTGGACTGCGGCAGCCGCCGCATTGTAGGCGATCTGGGCGGTCGTCTGTCCGTTGAAGGTCAGCGTAAAGTAGTCCGCCACCGTCGTCAGAGTGACGGTCTGGGCCGCGTTCACAGCAGCAGTCGTCGCCTGCGTGCGGCCGGTGACGGTGTGAACCTGCGCGAAGGTGTTGTTCAGCCGGTCGGGAGCGGTGTACGGCGGTTGCGTCTCGCCCACGACCGTAAAGGTCGCGCCCACGGGGACCTTCTCCGGCGTCAGGGTGTTCAGCGCCAGCGTATCGAGGCTGAGCGACGTGTCGCCCGCCGCCGGCACGGTGGTCGGCTGGTTGACCAGACCCGTGCCGTTCAGACCATCCTTCATGCGGATGGTGCAGTATTTCAGTTCAATGCGAGCCATAGTTGGTTGATCTCCTGTTGCCTAGCCGTCAAGGTCGATAACGTAGCGGGCGTCGATCATCACCTGCTTCTGCCGGTCGGTCTGATCGGTCTGCCCGAAATGAAACACACGCACTGCGTCGTTGCGTCCTGAACGAGGCAGCAAGCAGATCACGAGGCTCCCATCGTCACCGGGTTGGTCGCCGTAGCGCTTCAGCGGGATCGGATTGTCCAACGCCTCGTGAAACTTCCCGACCGTGGTGATGATGTCGTATTGGTTCCCGTTGGCCTCATACCGGCTCGTGAAGAGCAGGTTGATGTCAACGCCCAACTCGTAGTAGTCTTTGCTCAGTTCCTTCGTGAAGGGGCCGGACATGCGGATTTCCACCCGCTGGGCCGAGTCCATGAACTGGGTCGTCCGCTCGTCCAATCCCTCCATCAGCGCCGGGATGTTCGCGTCCTTGGCGATCCGTTTCATCAGGGTCGCCACGGATGCGAACGCCCAACGCGCCCAATTCGGATTCACTGCCATGCGAGCACCTATGGGCTGGTTGTGGGATGGTCGTCAAGCGGTAGCTGGTCGTTCGCGTCCAGTCGCGTTTTCCACGGGTTGTGGATTTCGTCGATGACTTCGACGCGCCCTTTCAGTTCCTTGCCGAGCACCACCCAGGCCGTGTCGAACTCGTACTCCGTGATGCTTTCGATGTCGTAGTGCCGGTCGTTGAACACGATCCAGTCGTCCCGTTGCAGGACGAGATCGGACGGCACCCCGCGGCGGTCGAAAAGGAACTGGCGACCGCCGGTATCGAAGCTGGAGCCTTGAATGATCGCCCGATTGGCGGTCATCGCCCCCGCGTTCTGCCGCACCTCCCGCTGATTCTTCGCGGGAAGTATGACGACGCGCTTGACCTTCCAGGTCTTGATGGTCCAGGCGGTCTGGCCGGTCGTCGTGTCGGCCTGGACCTGGACCTTGCGGCGCACAAACACGGTCGCGCCGTTGCGGCGCTTGTGGATGTACATTGCCAGCCGCATGAAGCGATTGTGGATGGGATTGACGTTCTTCATCGGGCTATCCCTCGGGGCATTGGTGCCGCAAGGGGCACTCGAAGCGGCCGTCCAGGGCCTTTTCCAGCCGCTCCATCATGGCCGTATTCTGCGAGATCACGTCCGTGCAGCGTTCCACCATCGGCAGCAGCACCTTGCGCTGCTCGTCTTCCAGCTTGTTGATGCGGTTGCTCATGCGCAATTCGCGGAGCCAGTTCTGCCAGAGGAAGAATCCCACTACCAGCACCAGCGGCCCGTACTGCCTGAGCAGCAGCCAAAGGTCGGTCATGTCCATAACGGGGCCTCCACCTGCGAAGCGAGAAGGGCCGCCCGGCCCGGATGCGCTCCGGGCCGGGCGGATTCGTGACCTTGAGACAGCGGGCTTAGCCCTGGAGCACGACGCAGAGGTTCGTGTCCAGGATGGCGACACCCGCGAGGATGTCCAGGTTGACCACCGTGCCGCCCTGGGCGATGCTGTACTGCATCGACACGCGCATAGCGATGTCGTTGTAGACACCGACGTGCGAGAGCACGCCCATCGCGTTGTTCGGAATGGCCAACGGACGGGTGACGAGGGCGATGGCGTTCCGGTGGAAGGCCATGTTCAGTGCGCCGGCCGGGCCCGGGAAGCACTTGTCGGCGGTGGTGACACCGTAGTCCAGCGGCCGGTCCAGGTAGAGCGCCTGGCAGGTGCCGGCGGGATTCGGCGTCCCGTCCGCGTCCGCCTGGTAGGACTCGATGATCGTGTAGGTCTGCCGCGGAGAGCCGGCGGACTGGAACGCGATCAACTGGCCGATCTGCGGCGGGTTGACGTAGCCCGTCACCGTCACGGGCTCGACCCAACCCGCGAGTTGGGTTGCCGCCACGGCGCACGCCTTGTAGACCGACAGGCTGGCCCCGGCGGTGGTGGCGTACTTGTTCGCTTCGTTGAGGGTGACGTGATCCACCGGGGTCCCGGCGGTCGCGGTCACGTAGGTCGGCTGATCGTTGCCGGCCACGACGGCGAACTCGCCACCCGTCGCCAGCGGCGCGTAGGTGCCGGCGGTGATCGCCTGCGAGCCGCTGCCGCCCGCGGCCAGGGCCGCGGTGACGGTGCCCGCAGCGTCCACGTCGCAGTTGCCGGCGGCGACGCTGTTGACGTTCTGGTCCATGTAGGTGTCGAACCCGAGAATCCGTCCCAGGGTGGCGCTTTCCAACGCCGTGCCGAAGTCACCGCGTTGCTGAGCCGCGATGAACAACTCATTCTTCAACAGCGAGGTCTCGCTGATCGGAGCCAAGACCAGGTTGCGGCCCTCCAGCGGGGCCTTGTTGATGTTCAGCCGCTCGCGGGCTTCCAGCACGAAGTCCTTGCTGTTCTGCGCCGAGAGGTTGGCCAGCCGGCCCACGCGGGCGGTCGGTCCGCCCAGGAACCCGTGGACCTGGCCCAGGACGGCGCGGTCCACCGAACGGGCAATGGTAATCATGCCCGGCCGGAGGTAGATGTCCACCAGGTCTTGGAACGACTTGCTGGCCTCGCCGTCCTTGATGGTGAAGCTGGTGTAGAACCACTGGTTCAACGGCACGCGGACGTTCGTGGCGTTCGCGTCCTGGTTCTGAAGCGTGGTGCCGTCCTGCTTGCGGCGAATCTGGAAGTTGCCCGGCCGGCGGGTGTTCACCACGTCGCCGAACTGGCGGATTTCGTTCTCGAAGTCCCGGTGGACCAGGTTGGCGATCACCATGTTTTCCTGGAGGATCGCCAGACCCTCGGCCGCCCACAGTTCGGGAATGAAGCCATTCGCGCCCGTGCCGGTCACGTCGAAGTTGTTGTCGAAGCACGCCACGGCGGCGTGCGAGAGGTAAAGCGGATTCATCGTTGTCACTCCACAGAGTTGTCAGGATCAAGAAACACAAGAGGCCGCAACTCGCGGCCGCTCACGACGATCCCCTGATGAACGGACCAACTAGCGGCCGGACTTGCCCTTCTGCGGGCGCAATCCGAGCAGAGCAGGGTTCTCTTGCCGGATTTTCAAATACTGCTCTTGCGAGAGCTTCCTGGGGTCCACTTTGCCGCCAGCACCCGACGCAAGGCCGCCGGTTGCCGCACTCGACCCGATGCCGCTGACGACGCCGGACTTGAAGAGGTTGCCGTAGACCTGCGGCAAGTCTTTCATCCGCTTCACAGCGCTCTCGGGCGTGTGCAAGGTCACAGTCGGTTCCCCGGTGTTGGGATCGGTGTCCGGGAAGTCCACCATGACCTTGAATTTCCCCGTGCCCTTGCCCGTCTTCTCGTCCGTGATCTCGGTCAGGCGAGTCATGGGGCGCAACACGGACATGACCGTGTTGGTGTTGAACGCATCGCCGCCGACGGCCGCATCCATCAAGGCCCGCTCCACGGTGCCCTCGCGGTAGCGAGTCTCCCACTGTTCGCGGACCTTCCTCTCGTCCGCCAACTGCTTCTGGTACTGCTCTTCGAGTTGCTTCTTGTCGTGAGCCAACTGCTGTTCCTTCGTCCGCGTCTCCTTTCGCAGGTCCTCCAACTGCTGGGCCAACATCTCGCGCTCTTGGATGGTCAGGTTCTTGGACGCTGCCGTCTCCTCCAGCATCTTCTCGACCCGCTGAATCTGCGTCTGATGCTTACGCCGGTCGTCGGCGAGCATCCGGTTGACATCCTCCTGGGTGAAGCGGCCATCGCCCGCGCCAACTCCGGTCCCGGCACCCGCGCCCGCACCTGCGGCGGCACCCGCGCCAGTGCCGGCACCTATGCCCGCACCCGCGCCAGCCCCGGCCCCGGCACCCGCGCCACCGCCGTCACCAGCGCCCGCGCCCACGCCGCCCTCACCCTCGAAAGAAGCCAACACCGCACGCGACAGATAGAGATTTCGCATCGTACTGTTCCCACACCCACGACAGAGGTGAAGGCGCAGGCGTCGTGGTCCGCCAGGCGTCTTGGATACCACGGCCTTAGAATGGGCCGCCGTGTTGGCCCAGCAATGGAAGCCGGCACGCGCCGGGCTACGAAACTCGTGACAACCTGACCGTCTGCTCGTCGCGCAGAAATGGCTTCAAGAGCGACCAGGCCAGGGGGTTCGGCACGAGATTGACAAGATGTTCGATCGGCACCATGTTTCGCTCATAGTGCGTGCGCACTTCGGCGTGGCCTTGGGCCGTGACCGACAGGTTCTCCAACTCCATTTGCGGGTCCACGTCGTCCAAGAGGCTCAGCGCCAGTTCGTACTGCGCCCGCCGGATCGCCTCCGGGACCACTGTGTCCCCGCCGCGGGGAAACTCCAATGGCTGGCTCGCCTCGGCGTTCCGCTCTTGCTGGCGGTACTGTTCCCACGCCCTTCGGCTGCAAGCGTCGTCCGCCGGATCGCGCCAAGGGGGAGGCACGTCCTGATGGAACACCCAGACCGCGTGCTTGTCGCCCTTGAAGTTGAGATTGTCGATCAGCCGCCGGGCCGCCAGCAACGCTTTGAACTGTTCCCTGGCGTTGGCATCCTCCCACGGCTCCGAGTGCAGGCGAGACTCGAAGTATTCGTCCGCCTCGTCCAGAGAGCCGTAGATGGATGTGTCAATCGCCATCGGACCACCTCCTACGCAGGCGTGAGCCAGTCGAGCTGTGTTCGTTCACGTTCGGTGTACCAACCTTGTCCCCACAGGTCGGACAACATCTGGAAATACTCTTGGTAGCGCCAGCGGATGCGATCCATGCTGTAGTTGGCGACTGCCCGCCGGTGGATGTAGCCGCGGTCCAGCGTCGGGGCGTTGCGGGCCGCAAACAGGAAGTGATCCAGCGTGCGGCAGCGGAAGCCGGTCTTGCCGTGCTCCACGGTCTCCGGGAACGCGCCCCAGTCGGTCGTGATGGCCGGCGTGCCCGCCATCTGCGATTCGACCGCCACCGTGCCGAAGGGCTCGACATACAGCGTTGGGACAAAGGTGGCGATAGCCTGACCGTAAAGTTGCGCCCGTTTGGCACCCGTGACCGCGCCGACGTATTCAAGGTTGTCGCCTTCGTACACCTCGCCGTCCGTGCAGACAATCCGGTTGTCCTCCACCTTGATGCAGCCCTGCCCGGCGATCTTCAGCTTGACCCCGAGCCGCTTGCAGGTCTCCACCGCGATGTTGATGCCCTTCCGCTTCACCAGCCGGCCGATGTAAAGGTAGTAGTCGCCCCTCTCGGCCCGGAAGGGATAGTCGGCAGGGTTCAGGTAGTTGGGGATCACCACGTCGTAGAACTTGCCGTTCGGGTCGTAGCCACCCTGCACGCCCAATACCTTGTGCATGTGGGCGTAGGACTCGAACACCCGATAATTGGCAAACGTCCCGTTGTAGCCGATGCCGTACTCCACGACCAGCACGTCGTCGCCGACCGCCTTGACCAGGGGCAGGTTCATCGTCCCCATGATGATGCACACGAAGTCGCCCGGCTGCTTCCGCTTGTTGATCTCGGCCGCTGCCCGCTCGTTCAAGAGCCGCCAGTAGGATGCCTGACCGCTCCAGTCCACGTCGTAAAGGGCGTCAGGATCGAACTTGCCGAACCAGGCTTCCTGCTCGGGCGCTGACAGGACTGACACGTCTTCGGTGCATTCGACCTGGCTCCCCTCGGCACCGTAGTGAAAGACCTCGTGGCCAAGGCTCGTCATCATCTGGCAGAAATGGAGCACCTTCGTCGTGAAGGCGCACGCGGAATGTCGGGAGTGGGTCTGCGTGTGCGGCAAGCCGACAACATGAAATCGCATACGGGTCTCTCGTTCGCGTTGACGTGGTTGGGTTGAGGGTTCAGGTCGGGTCTCTCCCCGCGACTCAGTATTCGCTCGAAGCGTAATTGGAGATCAAGGCGTTGGCGTTCCCCACCGTGTTGAGGGCCGGGTTGTAGTTCGTCGTGTTGGACTGCGTGTTCACGGACGTGACACGGCACAGACCGCCGACATAGGCGCTGGCACCATAGCCGTTCCCGCTGCCGACCAAACTGCCGCCGGTGATGTCAATGAAGCCGTAATTCCGCGCCAGGATGCCGGTATAGGCCCCGCCGATCGCCGTGAACGGCGCGTCCATCGCGGAGTCGCCGCCGGACGCATAGAGCCCGGCTCCAGCCGCCATGCCGCCGCAACCGCTGATGCACAGCCATTGGTCCGTCGTCGCGTAGCCGTGGTACAACTTCACGCCGAAATCGAAATTGTTGCAGCCGATGGACTGCAAGAAGATCGACGGATTGCCGCCGGCCCATTGGCTGCCAGTCCCGACAAGCACGGCGCTCGTCCCCGTGTTCCGCACGCCGATGAGCGCCATCTTTCCCAGTGTGACATCGGCTCCGACATGGAACCCATCGCCTGTGAACGTGAGGGTGCTCTTGAGCACGCGGATGTAGCCTGTGACCGCACCGCTCGGCACGTCGCTGGAGAAACTGTAGACCAGCAACGTGACGCGATCGTTCACGGTGTCCACATTCGTGACCTGGTGGCAGCCGCACAGCATCAACGGCTTCGTGCCGCCGCTCGGTATCCGAATCAGCACGTAGTCGTTGACCGCGATGTTGCTCACGTCACTGACGTTGAGGACGACCGTGTAGCCGCCGCCAATCGCGCTCGTGCTCTGCACCGACGACATGCTGATGTCGTAGGTGTTGACACCGAGAATCTGCACCCGAGCCCCGCAAGGGTGCCAGTAGTCAATCTCGCCGACCGACGTGTAGTGTCCATCCTGGACATAGAGCGTGGCGGTGTAAGCCTGCGGAATGTACAAGGAGCCGATGACCGACAAGAACTTGCCGACCGTCGCCCAAGGATTTCCGCTGCTGCCGTCGCCTGTCGAATCGTTCCCCGTGGGACCAATGTAATATGTGATGTCGGCACCGATGCTCGACCCCGCCGGGCCGGTCGCCCCCGTGGGGCCAGCAGGACCCGTAGGCCCCGCTGCACCCGCCGGTCCCGTCGCCCCGGCCGGGCCTGTGGGCCCTGTCGGGCCGCCGGAAGGCCCCGCAGCCCCCGCCGGTCCCGTGGCCCCTGTCGCGCCCACGAGGAACGCAGTCAAGCCGCCCCAGCGTGTGCTTTGTGGGCCTGTGGCACCTGTCGGTCCGGTCGGACCTGTCGTGCCAGCAGCGCCGGTCGAACCCATTGCCCCGTCGATCCCGGTCGGACCGGTCGGCCCCGTGGAGCCTGCGGGTCCTGTCGGTCCGGTCGGTCCACCAGAGGGCCCCGTCGCGCCTGCGGGTCCTGTCGGACCGGTTGGCCCTGCTGGTCCCGTTGGCCCCGTGCTCCCATCAACGCCGATGGTTCCATTGATCCCTTGTGGTCCTGTCGGACCAGTTGGTCCTGCGGGGCCTGTAGGCCCTGTTGGTCCGCCGGAAGGGCCAGTGGCACCAACGTCACCTTGCGGCCCAGTTGCTCCGGTGGGCCCGAGAGGGCCGGTGGCACCAATGTCGCCCTGCGGTCCAATCGCACCGGTAGGACCTGCCGCCCCGGTAGGACCTGTCGGCCCTGTCGAGCCGGTGTCGCCAGTCGGCCCCGTTGCCCCGACGAGAAATGCCGTCAAGCCGCCCCAGCGTGTGCTTTGTGGACCTGTCGGCCCCGTGGCTCCGGTTGCGCCGACACCACCCGCGCCACCCGCGGGGCCTGTCGGCCCGGTCAATCCAGTCGGTCCAGTGGGCCCAGGGGAACCAGCCTGCGTGGTCCAACCCAGGTTCCCGGCTCCATCCGTTCTCAAGACCTGATCGGCCGCGCCGTCGCCGGCAGGAAAAGTGAGCGGCGGGATCACCAGTTGGTCGCCCGACGCGAACTGGCGAACCTGCCCGTCGTCTACGACCAGTGGTTGGTGTTGTGCCACGATAAGACTCCCGCCCCACCCGTTGCCTACAGCTTGATCGGAGCCGCGAGCACCAGGTTCAACTGGGTCGCGCTAAGCGCCTTCCCCACCCGCACGACAAACTGCCCCGCGGTACTCGGGGGCGTGGCCGTAAGCTGCCCGGCCGTTGCCGCACTCAGGAAGTAAACCGTCCCCGGCACCAGACCGCCCGTGGTCCCTGCCACGGCGTCCCATTGCGCGGTCGTAGCCGTCAGGACGCCATCCAACAAGACGTTGCCCGCCACGGTCGTCGCAATGGAGATGTCCTTCACCAGCCCGAGCACGTCCGCGGTGGCTTGTGCGTCCGCCTTGGCGAGATCGACATTGCCGTCCGCCTTCACGTAGACCGGCGCACCGATCACGATGGGGCCGGCGTTGTCGTTGACCAGCGGAATGTCCGAAACCTCGGGATCGACCCATTGCAGCAAGGTGCCGCTGGCGGGAACCGCCAATACCTGGTTCGGCGCACCGAGGCTGGCTGGCACCTGAAACGCGCCGGCATCGAGGCCGTCGCCGGCCTGAACTTGTTCGAGTTGTCCGTTTTCCAGGACGATTGGTTTACGATAGGCGGTCATTGGAACTCCTTCGGCTTAGAGCCGCACTCTTGTCTTGATGTCAATGTCCAAAGTCGTCGGCGTCACGGCGATGCCGACCTGAATAACGAAGCCCGATGCTGGAGAACTCGCCGTTATCTGTCCGGTGACGCTCAAGTAGTAGACGGCCCCGGGAACCAAGAGAGTGGCTGAACCCGCAGCAAAGCCCAAAGGCACAGACCAATCTGCCAATTCCAGACACCCCACCGGCACGATAGCGGCCATGCCGCCGGACACGGTATCTTGTTGACAGAAGCCGCAGACCTGACTCGACGCATCCGATGTTGCGTCTGCTCTGTAAGCTGACGCATCTATCTGATTCACATAGACAGGTTGACCCGCTTGGATAACCTCTCCCGTCACCACCATCGTGACAGCCGCGGAGGGGCCGGTCGGTCCGGTTGCTCCTATGGGACCAGCCGGCCCTGTGGGGCCACCGGGCGATCCACTCGCGCCGCTCGGTCCAACTGGTCCTGTGGCCCCCGTAGGCCCCATACGACCTAACGGGCCTGTCGAACCAGTCGGTCCCCCGTTTCCCTGGACACCCTGGACGCCCCGTTCGCCCTGACTCCCAGGTGGACCGCTTGGCCCGGTCGCCCCCGTAGCCCCCTGTGGCCCAGTCGCCCCCGTCGCGCCCTGCGGACCCGTCGCCCCTACGGGTCCGCCCGCTGGTCCTGTGGGGCCCGTCGCACCGGTTGCGCCGGTGTTCGGAGAGGATTCCATGACGAATTGCATGACTCACATCTCACGAGGCTGGCGTAAACGTCTGCCAACTCAGGACGCCATTCGCGTCCGACGCCAAATACCAGCACAGACTATTGCCGGTGGGCGCAGTCGGCAGTCCAGCACTGGGACCCGTCGCACCGTGAGGGCCAGACGCCCCCTGCGAGCCTGTCGCGCCACGGGGGCCTGTAGGACCAGTGGCCCCAGTCGGACCAACCTCGCCCGTGTCTCCCGTGTCGCCCTGCGGCCCCGTCGCACCGGCAGGACCAGTAGCGCCTGCCGGGCCAGTTGGCCCTGTCGCTCCCAGGACGCCCACGCTGCCTTGCGGGCCAGTAGGACCAGCCGGGCCAGTCGCGCCGGTCGGCCCCGTCACACCGTCGCTGCCTTGGGGCCCGGTGGCTCCGGCCGAACCGGTCGCCCCAGCGGGCCCCGTCGCGCCGGTGGCTCCGCTGACACCCTGCGGGCCAGTTGGCCCGGTGCGTCCCAACGAGCCTTGCGGGCCGGTGGCTCCGGGCGCTCCAACAGGGCCAGTGGCCCCCGTCGCTCCCGTGAAACCAGTCGGTCCGGTTGGCCCACCGGACGGCCCGGTTGCCCCAGTGGCTCCCACATCGCCTTGCGGCCCGGTGGCCCCGGTCGCTCCAGCAGGGCCAGTGGCTCCGGCAGGTCCGGTCGCTCCGGCGTCACCCGTCAGTCCGGTCGGGCCAGTGGCCCCGTCAGGCCCGGTATCACCGATGGGACCGCTTGGGCCAGACGGCCCGCTCGCCCCATCAGGCCCGGTCTCGCCAATCGGCCCAGCGGGTCCGGTGGCTCCCAGATCTCCTTGCGGGCCCGTGGCTCCAACGGTGCCTTGCGGCCCGGGCGCTCCGGTAGCTCCGACAGCGCCTTGCGGCCCGGTCGGGCCAGTTGCCCCAGCAGGTCCGGTGGCTCCAACGCCTTGCGGCCCGGTGGCCCCGGTCGCTCCGATCACGCCTTGCGGCCCGGTCGCCCCGGTGACTCCGACCTCGCCCTGCGGCCCGGTCGGACCCGTGGAGCCGCGGTTGCCTTGCGGCCCTTCCGGTCCAGTTGCCCCAACAGGACCCGTGGGCCCGCCGGTTGGCCCGGTCGCCCCGACAGGGCCAGTGGCTCCGGTAGGTGTGCTGTAAGTAAACATGGCTTCACACCCCCATCCACGCCAGGTCTTGACCGGGGCTCAACGACACCGCGTAAACCTGCGACGGGTCTTCCACCGGCAATTCGACCGCGCTGCCCGGCAGAATCGGCATCCCGCCCGTGCCCGCGTTCGAGTCCGCCGTCACCGACTTGCAGCCGATGTACACGACATCGGTGTTCGGCGTGAGATCATCCGGTCCCGGTGCGCGCAGGAGAATGCCGCGGACGAACTTCATGGACAAAGTGGTCAACGGCGCTGGCGACGTGCCCACCACCGCATGTCCGTGCCTCAACTCGCTGGACGGCGAAGTTTCTTTGACTTCCCACATCGTTGCGGCTCCTCTAAAGTTGCTTGCCCTTCCCGCGGACGGGCGGCTTGGTGTCGTGGTCGAGCGTCGTGTCCCGGCTGGTCGCCTTCTCCTCCTTGCCGGCAGCGGTGTTCGCCGAGAGATCGGGCACGCCTCGCGCCCCGGCATCACCGCCCATGTCGCCCACGTCGCTGAGGTTCGTGGAGTCGGACCCGAAGGTCTTTCCCGTCGCCGGATCGCGCCTCGTGCCGCCGGTCGTTTGATCGCCGAACGCACCGCCCTTCTGCTGGGCTTGCAGAATCCGAATCGCCCTGGCCGCATGATCGGCGCGGGCTTGGAGGTGCTCGTCGTCGTTGAAGCCGAGCGCCATCGCGGCCGTCTTCTCGCCGCACAGGCCCGCCGTGACCGCCGCAATGATGGTCGTCGGATCGCTGGTGGCGTAAGGAGCCTTGTCGATCTCGGCGAAGATGGCTTGAATGTCGCCCACGTTGACCTTGCCGCCGAGCAAAGCAAGCACGATGTTCTTCGCCAACTCGCGCTTGACCTTCTGGCCCGGCACTGCGTACATCAACTTGACGAGATTCTCGGCTTCCGTAATGCGGTCGGAGTCCGTCTTGAGGCTGTAGCGGTCAGGGTACTTGATCGTGGCGACATTCCGTTTCGCCACATCGCGTTCCTCGTAAGCCGCCCAGAACTCGGCGATCTGCCGCTCGGCGGCCTCCAGCACCAGGCCGATGTAAGACAGCCCGGCTTCAAGGCCCTGGTTGTCCATCGACTTCGATTCCGCCGTGGCCCGATTCGCCGTGTTCGCCACCGCCAAATGGATCAGCTTGCGGATGTCGTCTTCCAGCTTGGCCTGCAACTCCATCGACGCCTTCAAGGGCTCGCTCGACGGATTGATAAAGGCCGGAGCATTGGCCTTCATGTCGTAGGTCCGGCCCTGCGTCGTGCCGACCTTGATGTCGGAGTCCGCACCCGGCTGACCGCCGGTTGTTGCCGTGCCGTCCTCACCCACCGCAGTCTTCAGGTGGGAACCCATCGCCCGCTGGTCTTTCTGCTCGATGTAGAAGGGGAAATTGCTTTTCAAGGCGTAGTTCACGTCGCTGGACCCCAGGTTCAGCAACGCGATCTGGTGGTTCACCACGTCCTTAATCATGCTGTCGCCGATGTCCAACAGCACGAAGGGGATGCGGGTCAACTCCAACTCCACGGCCCCGGCCGGATTCCCCGCGCGGTCGATGGGATTGCCGGCGGTGTCCAGGAATTGCAGGTTGACCTTGCCCGTGTCGCGGTCGATCCACAACATGCGGAACCGCTCGACTGTCGTGGTCGGCAGGTAGGTCCGCTGATCGAAGTTGAGCACCACGTCGCGGAGCAAGAGCGCCTGGAACGTGGACGGTTCATCCGGCTTGGCGCAAGTCCAGCTCAAAATGTCTTCGATGGGGTAGAAGTACAGGTACGGCCGCACGCCCTTCACGTCGGCCAGCGTGGCGTTGCCCGGGACCTCCGGGGAATCCACGTAGACGCCGACGCGCCCCATAATGAGCAGTTCCGACAGCACCTTGATGCCGAGGAACCCGTTCATCGTGTTGCCGCGCAAGTCCACGCCCAGGCTCAGGCCGTTGATCGCTTCCTGGTATGCGTTGCTGCCGCCGCGCCGGATGGTGTCCCGCAGGCGTTGGAAAATGGCGTTGCGCACATCGTCGATCGCCACGCGCGCATAGCTGGGGATCGGCGTCATGTTGAGCCGATTCTGAAAGTCCTGCTCGTCCTCGCGGCCACTGAGTTTCTGGAGATACAGCTTGCGGAAGTATTCGCCGCCGTTGTACGTGATGCGCCACTTGCGCCAATCCAGCAGGCTGCTGAGGTAGCTCGGGTGCCTGACTTCGACGATGTTGGTGATGTATTGAACAACCACGAGTGCATCCCCTTACAGAACTTTGCCGATGTTGGTGCCGCCACCAATGCCTGCGGCAAAGGTCAGTCCGATGTCGGCGTAGACCAGCGAGTGCGCGTAGTGGTCAGGTCCAGTCTCAACGTAGACCGCTTCAGGGTTGCCGTGGTCGTCCTTCTCGTAGGTCCGCACCAGGTTCTTCAGGTGCTCGCGGTACTCCACGGAAATGTCTGCCGGCAACAGCATCCGGGTCGGGTTCGTCTTGAAGCGGCCGAGCGTGCAACCCAGCCAGTTCGTCCGGTCCACCGTCGCCATCGGGGCTCCGGTGTCCTCCTCAGAAAGTGCGATCTCCTTCGCAGTCTGGCCGCGCCGATAGCGGGTCAGCCAGACGTAGCCGTGAAACTTGCGGGCAAAGCGGCGGGCATCGTTGATGTTCGGGTCGGCGTCGATGACGCAGGCCAGGACTTGCCACTCCCGCATCAGTTGTCCGAGATAAGCGAAGTCATCTTCCCGGAACTTGCCGTACCAAAGCAGCTTGCCCAATGCTGCCAGGTTGATGTCCACACGACGGTCGCCATCGACGGTCCAGTCCACAACGGAGATGTAGCCGGTCTTGCCCTGGTCCACACCCATCGTGATGCACCGCCGGCCGCCGACCACCGGCCGCAGGTCGGTGATCGAATACTTCCGCACGGCGTTGTCCAGCATCGTGTCCGTGACCTGGGCATTCTCGCCGATGAACGGCACACCCAGCTTGGAGTTGTGGAACTCCTTGTTCGCTACCTCGTCGCCCTGCCCGCGAAAGTAAGCAATGGCAATCTCGCCGGGCGAGACGGTGGACGAGTAGAGTTGGTTGGCGTAAAAGCCACGGGACTCCTGCGGGTCCACGTTGGGATTCGTCGGCTGCCACAGGCCGTTGGCCAGGAACATCGGCTTGGCGGCATGGTCCAGCTTGTGCTTGCATTCCTTGCACTTGAGAAAGGATTCGGCGGTACGCGGGTCGCTGACCGTTTCACCAACGATCTCGAAGCAATCGGGCCAGACCAACTCAGTCGATCGGCTGCAACAGGGGCACTTGAAGAAGAAGTGCTCTTGCGTGCTGGTGAGGTACAGCCGATGGATGCCGTACTTGGGCACAGTCGGCGTCGATATGGCGACGACGTGCTTTTCGATCTGACCGGAGAGGCGTTCCAATGCCAACCAAATGGCCTTCGTATCCATCTCGTCCAACTCGTCCAGGACCAGTTCGGAGACCGGGATGGACTTCAGGTTGGAGTCACCACGGCTTCCGCGGATGTACAGGACGTTGGTGCCGGTCGATTTCAGGCCGACCGTATTGGTATCGACGAACAGTGATTTCAGGTAAGGGCTGAGCTTCAGCGCGGTGGTGAAGCGAGCCTTGGAAAAATCGCTCGCATTCAGGGTCGTCGGGAGCACGTACAGCACGTCACGCTTCGCCTGGTCAAGCGTGAAGAACGCCCGATTGATCCCCGCTTCCGTGATGCCCAACTGTGCCGCCTTCATCGCCACGGTGAAGGCGGCCTTGCTGTTGTGAATCTCGCGGCACCAAGGATGGTGCAGGAAGCTATAGGGACCGGGGAAAGGCGCTCCCATCACCCGGCGATGCTCGGCCCACCGGCTACACGACAATAGAGACGAGTTCTCCAGGCCGCGGGTGATGCCCTGCTCGAAGGCATCCCACAAATCGGCATGGCTGTCGCGTGTCTGAATCGTCATGTAGCCACCGCTGTATTCGAGGTTGCATGTTCAGGTTCGCTCGGCGTGTTGCTCGGTCAGTGCGTTCATCCTGTGCAACCTCGTGTTTCCTCAGCCGGCCGCCGGAACCGCATTGGCGGGGGCCGCATCGGCAGGCGGAGCCGAATCGGCAACCGCGGGCGCATCGGCGGCGGGAGCCGCCTGAGCAGCAGCCGGGTCGGCAACCGGGGCCGCACTGGCGGGAGTGGCATCGGCAACCGGAGCCACTTCGGCAGGGGCCGCATCGGCAGTCGGGGCCGTATCGGCGGCGGGAGCCGCATCGACGGGGGCCACAGTGACCGGGGCCGCATCGGCATCCGCGGGCGCATCGGCGGCCGGGGCCACATCGACAAGAGCCGGGTCAGTAACCGGAGCCAGAACAGCGGGAGCCGCATCGACGGGGGCCGCAGCGGCGGGGACCGCGGTGGCGGGAGCCCCACCGGCAGCCGGCTCGGCCGCTTGGAGGCCAACCATCGACAAGGCGGATTCGATCTTCCGCACGGCCCCTTGAATCAGCGCCGGGCCACAGCCGCTGGGCACATGGCCGCCCGCATCGCGGAAGCAGGAGTACACGTCAACTTCCGCTTCCTCGACGCCTTCGGGTAACTTGAAGTCCACGAAGGAGTGAAAGCTGCGGTTCACCGTCGCCGTGCGTTCGCCCTTGGGCGTCATCAGGATGACGGTCACGTAGGGATAACTGCTACTGTACGGGAGTGCGACTCGCATGGTTGTCCTCCACCGCTTGCGCGATTTCCAAAAGGTTGGACGCCATCCGGCGAAGGGGGACGGGATCACCGCCCGGCGCGCCGAGATGCGTGTAGACTCGCATCATTTCCACGACTGCATTGCAGGTGACGAGGGCATGGTGCCAAAGGCGCTTGCCGTCTTCGACCACAAGGCCGGCGACAGGCGGCAGCTTCGGTTTCGCCGGCCCTGGCGAACAATTGGCGCACCGTCGCTCGGCCATCACTGCCTCCCGAAGACTTCATTCATCAGCCGGACGGCCTCGTCGATGTCCTGCGTCCGCACGGTGTCGTGCCCGCAACGAATCACGAAGTAGACCGGGATGCTCGTAATGGCATTCTTCGTGGCCAGATCGGGGCGCTCGTCGATGTTGACCCGATCGACAACAACGCCCTCTTGCTCCAGGGCGTCGAGCTTCGGCTCGCCCGCGCGGCAGGCAGAGCACCAGTCGGCACCGAAGGCAATGATTTTCGGCCGGCTACACTGCTTATGCTGTTGCTCGGGTTGTGCCGGTCGTTGCTGATCGGGTTGTGCCTGGTGTCGCTGATTGGGCGTCGGCAATGGGGCCAAAGGCATCGGCGGATCACAGCCCAGAAGCAGGATGGTCGCCAGGATGGCTGACAGCGGCAGCAGCACGGACGTGCAAAAGGATCGTGTGTTCATACTGACCAGCCTTTCCCGGTGCCGAGCATTCGGAGGACCTGCCCCGGTCGGCTTACGACACCGACCGGGGCGTGGTGATACCCAAGACCTGTCAGGAGTGCGCGTGATTCAGAGGCGTGACAGGTTTACTGAGAATCGCCCGGCTGCGTATGGCCGTAGCGGCGGGCGATGATCCAGGGATGCTATCCCTGGAGGGGCTGGCGTCACTTGGCCGGAGCCACTGGGGCGACCGGAGCCGCCGGCGCAGCGGGAGCCGGGGCGGGAGCGGCCGGGCCCGGGGCCGGAGCGCTGGCCTGCTCGATCACGGCAATCTTCGCCTTAATCAAGGCCATGCCCTCGGGCGTTGCCAGCTTCTTGTCCAGCACATTCTCGTAGGTGGCTTCCAGGTCCTTCTCAATGGCGTCATTGCCGGCTTCCACCAGCTTGGCCAGATCGTGAATCTTCGTCAGCAGGTCGCTCACGTCGCCCACAACGAAGTCTTCCAGCAGCTTGGGGAGCAGCGTGAGGCCAGCAGCCCGCAACCTGATGGCGAGTCCCTGGGCGGCCCGCTTCTTCTCCACCAGCTTCTCGTTCACGCCGAACAGGTACTTGCCGGCCTCGCGGCCAAGCAACACGCACACCAGGGCAACCAGGATCAACAGCACAACGGTCGGGTTCATACTTCTTCTCCGAATGTGGGAACGCTGCGTCAGGCAGCAGGCAGGTCACAGGAAACAGACACGCGAGACGGCGGCTACTTCACGACCGGCAGCCACTTCTCTTTCAGCTTGCGGCCGTAGCCGATGGCCAGGCCCAAGAGCACCGCACCGGCGCAGACCGGAACCACGACATACCAGGCCAGCAGGGATTCCACGGCATCCACAACAGGCGACGCGCTATCGTCGAGCGGTTGCGGCTCGGGATCGGGACTCGGCTGCGGAGTTGGGTTCGGTTGCGGATTCGGATTCGGCGCGGGGCATCGTCGCTCCATCTCCCGTCGCCAGGGCAAGAGCGGCCGGAGACGTTGCGCCTCACCCGCCGCATTGGCCAAGGCACCATTGAGCCCCGCGGCCGTCAGCGGGATGTCCTTTGCCGACGCCTCGTAGATCACGTTGCCGGCGGCATTCTGCATCCGCACGGTAGGCAGGGCCTTGACGTTGGGCGCATAGCGTTCCGTGTAGACCGCCGTATCGGTCGTGACCGGACAGAAATGCACCTGGTTCCTCAGCTTGATGAGGTTCGTATTGCTCTCGAACCAGCCGAGGATCTCCTGGTAGCCGGCGTCGTTCGCGTTGCCGACGACACTGATGTACCACTTGCCCTGATCGTTGGGCAGGTTGACCACGCGCTCCTCGGCGAGAACGCCGTTCATCGTGTCGGCGAGGCACGGGGCCACGGCCGCCAGGAGCATGAAGACACACAGGACAGTCAGAAGCAGCTTGTTCATTGTTCTCTCGCTTGTGAAACGGACCTTGGCGTTATTGTGGAAGCGGAGCCGCCGGGGTGTAGACTGGCGTTATCGCCCATCCCAGGCTTGCCTTCCATTCAGCAATCAGCGTCTCTCGCGGAACCCAGATGTAGCTCTCGACAGCGTTGTTGTCCAAGAGGGCGGCCCACCTGTCGTCGAGATACACCAAGGCGACCATGTGCGCCCCGCCCAGCACCGTGATGCCGCAACCCCTCCGCGTGCGACACGCCCACTCCAGGAACTTCACATCACCGTTGGTGACGTAGGCGTAACGAATCCTGGCCGCATCCAGCTTCTTGGCCATGTCGTCGGGCCATTCGCCAGCACCGTAATTCCGTCGCACCCAATCGGCCGTGTGATAGCGGCCCTGCCAACGCAACAGGGAGACCATCGAAGCCCAGGTACAGGACCCGTCACCTTCCGCTTCCTGCCAGTTGCCCTGCCGCATGGAAAGCGGCAAGTTCACCGTGGGGCGCTCTTTCTTCACCGGCCTCAGCTTGAGGCCGTCGTCACTGCACCCGCTGAGCAACAAGCACAACAGCGACACTGCCAGGACGTTTCGCGTCATCGCATCCTCCGTGGCTTGAAAACCAGTTCCCTTCGCCGAAGAGTGCGACAAAGGTGGTTCGGATTCCATCTGGCGGCGTCACTCGTGTTGAAGACTCCGATGTTCGACAAGCCAGCGGCGACCCACTCCGAGCAGAAGATCATGTGCAGGTCTTGCTCGCGGAAGCATGACTCGATCAAGGACAACCCGACGCCCGCCGACCGGAACGCCCCCATCTCGTCATAGGGCGTATGGATCGTGGCCATCAGGAACTCAGTCAGCCGCTTGTCCTCGCTCTCATAGAGCGGCCGGTAGAGCGGATAGTGCCACACCTTGCCGTCGTAGGCCGGGAGCATCTTGTCGAGCACATGCGCCTGGGTCCCGTCAAAGCACTGCCCAGCGATCTCGCAGGGCATGTTTTCCAGCGTCGTGGACTCGAACAACAGCAGCCGGCCGTCCGCGGCATGGCCCATGATTCCCACATGGCTGATGCCCCACCACGGAAGCCCGTAGGTGCCGACGTTGATGAGGCCGCTGATCCAACTGTTGCCCGAGAAGCCGATTACGTCCCCAGCCTTGAGATCATCCGGGTGGACGAGCTTGTTCACGGTGCGCCGGCGCAGCGCCGGAAGCGCAGTGGCCGTTGCCGGCGGAGCACACCGTTGGCCGCAATGGGGAAGGCTTGGGAACATGCTCAACCTCTTCACCGTTATGGATCAGGGTCCGCACCGCGCGACTGTAGCCGTGGTAGCGCTTCTGGTCGTTCGCCCAGCAGTCTTCGCAGCGCGTCTCACCCGCGTAGGTGATGATCTTGCCGCACGCACACCACTTGGGCATCTGCTTCATTTCCCAGGCGGCCCCAACCCTGCATTTAGGACTCATGTGGAGCCGGAAGCGCCAAGGCCGTGTCGTTGCGGGCGTGGTCGATGACGCCGATGACTTCGTGGATCAGTGGGTCCACGATCTGCTCGTAGTTGGGCAGTTCCGAGAGCCGGTTCACGAGCACCCGGCAAATCTCCATCCCGACCCGCAGGAGCGTCGGCTTCGCCAGCAGGGTGCCCAGTCGCTCTTCGATCTGATTGCAGGTCTTGACCAGCTTTTCGAGCGTGAGGATATGGCTGTTTACACGCCCGAAGAGCGCCATGCGCTCCACGTCTGATTGGGCGGAATTCCACAGACGCTCGATCATCATTCGCGTCAAGGCAATCTCGTCACGGAGCGATTTGATGTCGTCGTGCTCAGACAAGGCGGCCAATCTGGCGCGATCCTGGGCCTGGGCCAAGAGATACTGCCGCAGCCCCTTTACAGGCGGTCGGTACGAGCCGGCGTGGACCTGGCAGTAATCGGACCCTTCCAAGGCCCTGGTCATGCACTGACCGGTGCCCACCGACGCCTTGCATCGCCGCGGGTCCGCCAAGTCCGTCACCCGCTCCATGAGTCGCCTCAATTAACTCGGCCACACGAGATTCCACACCTATACCAGAGGGCAGAAACGGGCTTTTTTCCACGACAAAATCGCCACCTCGCTCTAATTTCAGACGCGGATGTTGATTTAACTAATAGAGGCCAATCTACATGCAACACCGACCACGACCGCCCGTGACGTTGCCGCGTCAAACCGGCTCACGACCTGCCCTGCCGATGGTTCAGCTTCCGATCTACCGCGTCAAGCAACGGCACTTGGAAGCGTACCTGGCGAAGGTCTATCGAATGGAGGGCTTCGACTTCCTGCTGGCGGCCGGAGCCACGCCGGGGATGTGCCCTGAGTACCGGGTCAGCCCGGCGCTGCCGCCGGCCTGGAGCGCCCAGCAAGAGGCCGATCGCATCCGTCGCGGCCACCCCTCGCGCAACGTGGGGTTGATCCTCAACGTGCTCTGCCTGGACGGCTACATCCCAGCGGGAGCGTACACCATCGACACGCACCCCGAGCCGCCGCCCGGCCAGGTCTACCGGGCCCTGCTGCTGAAGACCGGCGCCCCCGGCCACCCCGACTGCGTAGCCTTCCGCCGGGAACACCGCCACGAGCGCGCGTTCACGCAACTGGCGGCGCAGATGGACAAGGCGGTCTTG